ATGCGAGTGGGTCGCTGAAAGGGTCAAATTCAAACTCTTGGCAGAGACGGCGTAGATACCACTCAGCCTTGCGGAGATCCTCTAAGCCGTTTTTCTGCCGGTAGCGCCAGATGTACTTAATGCAGTTACCGCGCAGGTAACCGAAGTATTCATCTGTGTTCATCGCAGCTTTGATTGCTTCGATGCACTCGATGTCGCCAGTGTTGTAGTGAGCAGGGTTGTTGATGGGGTCAGTCATCGAAGGAAATCGGTGGGATAGCGGTCCAGTCGTCGATCCAAGGCAACATCTTGACGATGTCGTCGTGCGTTGGTGCGTTTTCGTGTGTGATGGGATCATCCCAGAGCACACAGGTCTCGCAAGCAGCGGAACCGTACTCTGGTGGATCGTAACGAGTGGCAGGGGCCACTTGAATGGCATCATCCACGATGGCCTGAATGCGGACAAGATCAGATCCGCGCTCGTAGCTGAAACAGATGAGTTGTGCTTGGGGCATGTTTGGCCTCCGAACTACCCCTGTAAGGTAGCACACTAATTGAGGTAGGTCGAGATCACCGGAAAGATTTCATGATCGTAGAAGCTCATAATGCTGGCATCGATCCCACCCTTCAGGGCCTTGTTGACATCCCGCTCCAGGCGGCAGAACTCATCGGCTGTATCGGCGTAAATGTCCTCACAGACACCCATCGGCATATCGTCCGGCCCATAAGCGGTGTACCTGACAATGGCCAGGTAGGGCTGCTCCCGCTGCAGCTCGTAGTAAGTGACCGTGGTTCGCCCGGACATAGATCCATCCGACCCATACCCAGTCTGGAGGCAGATGACACGCTTTAACATAGAGTAGTAGTTGGTAAACGGTTCAATGGAAGCCAAGCGTGAGTTTGCCTACGAAAAGTTCAAGAGACAAATCCAGTCCTGTAGCGATGTGAAGGAACTGCAAGACATAGCTTGTAAGTTCCTTCGCCTCTATCTTGCCCAACAAGAGATGGTGGACACAATGCTCCGTAAGGGGTGGTTATCCACCAAGGGCACTAATTTCTAGCCTCCTTCCGTTTCTGGATCAAGCGAGACGTTTCAGCGAATAACTCCCTCCGGGCTTCGTAGGGGATGGCGCGTGTCATTTGCTTGAGCTTGAACTGCAAGAACTGATCATCTTCATTGTCGAGCGACAGCCTTAAGTCATGAGCCGTGTTGATGCCGTTAAATAGAGCGCTGACGGTCCACGGTCTAAACGTGGGTGATTCCAACAAGTCCCGCAATAAGATTTTTTCTGATCCAGCGAGGACGTTTTCAGGGATCAAATTAGACATTAGAGTAGCAAAGAAGTGCGAACAAAAGACGAAGATCAGGAAAACTCTTCGTCGAAATCACCGGCTAGTAGCTTTTTGAACATTTTATTAATAAAGAACTTTCTTGTAAGCCCCAGCTCACTAAAGTACGCCTCAACATCTGCAATAAGTAAAGTATCTAAGCCGCTAATCGTATATTTCTGGGTATCTTTAGTGGGGACTTTTTCTTTTACTTTTACATTTTGGTTTGGTTCGTTGCCAAGTACACACTCAGCAAAGTCCCCGATGCAAGTGTCAGGGTAGCTCTCTGACGGGCTTTTGGGTACGACCTTAATTGTTTGATTTACTTGGTAAGGGCTGATAATGTTTTGCTGTTCTTCCGAACTAAAAGACCTCGGGCAATAAACTCGAATAAAGTTTGCAGGCTTATTTTCTCTGCAATGAGCGTCTTCGTTGGGCTGCAACAAAACCGCGTTCAAGAAAAAACGATTCTTGCTATCGAAATACGTTGAGATAACTCGCGCCTCCATTGTTTGGAGCACGGAATACCTGGTTTTGTTCATCGAAAGCAAAGCAAGGAAAGGCCGCCTTTAGGCATTGATCGAATACTACACCAAAGACGGCCAACTGTGGAGTTAGGCGTCCCAGAAATCCCAAGAGGCTTGTTTAGCGCGGTCAATTTCTTCGAGTGTCCGCTCTTCTTGCCTCGCGCGGGGATATTGCTCAGACTGTCCCATCTGGGCACTATCCGCTCCAGCACTGGCGTCTGGGGTGGGACACGAGTCTTCAGATTCTGGGGGTGTCCCATCCACCCCTTTGAGGTGGGACACATTTCCCTGAAAAGTCTTGTGTCCCATCTTCTGTCCCAACCCACTATCCGCACCATCACTGGGTTTTGCCTGGTTGGGACACTTACCAGGTATCTCTCCACGCGCGAGGACTGCTTGGTACAGATCCAAATTATTTTTTCCATCAGGAGCTGGTGCGGATCCAACAACCTCAACCAACCCACGCTTTACCAAGCGCTGGAGCGATTTACGGATGGCGTCAACCTTCCCGCCAACAACAGGATCAGAGTTGAGTTCCGTACGCGAGAACGTACGTGGGTAGCCCGTACGAAGCCGCTGGAGCACCCTGTCGGTAATACCGCTGGGGGAAGTGTTCCCTGGATCGACCTCAGGGGTGAAGTCAGCCACAGAGAAGCTCAGGTCGTCTTCCATGCGCATGATCAGCGAAGTGCCAGACCGACCAGCCCTGGACTTTTCGATGGTGATGATCCGGCTGTGCTGTGGAGCGTTCCCGCTTTCGATCTGCTCCTTAGAGGGCTTCTTAAGCGCCCACGTCTCATCAACAGCGTCACGGATGGCTGAGGTGCCCCTGAAGCCGCCCTGCTTGTTTGCGTGGTGAATGATGAGGATCGTGGTAGCCGGGAACAGCACACCGTTGTTCCTGGTGAGCCAGTAGAGCGGCGTAGCGAAGTCCGACTTGTTCTCATCAAAGGCCCGACCACCGCTGCAACCGATCAGCGAGTCAATAACGACCAGCTTGGGCTGGACCTTCTCCATCATCTTGGTGAACTGGGCATAGCGCTGGAGCTGCCAGTCAGTCAGCACCTTGGTGTTGGAGTCCAGCGGGTAATCGACCTCTTCCAACTGCTCCTTGAGCTGAATAAGCGGCTGATCACCATTCAGCAGCAGCACAGGCCCTTGCTGGACCGGCACCAGCTTGCCGCGCACCACAAAAGGCGAACCAGTCGCAACATGCTTCGCAAGAGTCCAAGCCGACATGGACTTACCGTCACCGCCAGCGCCGTAGATCAGCACCACCGAAGGATGCGGCAGCACATCAGGAATCAAGTAGTCCCGTTTCTCATTTATGGACTGGAGCGCCTCAACATCCATCAAGCCCTTGGCACCCTCGAACTGAATCTGATCAACAATCAGTTTTTCAAGGGCAACCTGATCCCTGTAATTCGCTTGGAGCGCAAGGTTATTCAGGTTGAAGTTCATCTCCGCTGGGTTGTCCAACTCCAGGTATGACTTTGCTTTGTCGATGACTTCTTTGAAAGAAAGCTGCGCACGGGCATAGATGACCGGCTTCGCCTCGACCTCTTCGATAACCGATGCACAACCGTCCCTCTGAAATCGCGCCCTCTCTGGGTCGTAGTGATCCGCGAGCTTGATCAGGCTGCCCATACCAAGGCCACCACCAGCCTTGAAGCCAGCCTCCCAGCGAGCAAGGCAAGGATCCTTACCGTCCTTCCAGTCATCGACGTACTCATCATCTTGGAGCGACCACTCACGCCACAGGTTGAGGCCCTCGTCATCAGGCAGTTCGGAATGGAGCATCGCACCAATCCGCCACCACAGGTCTTCTGAGCCACGACCCTGCGGCTGGATGACAGACAGACAGGATTGAGCGATAACGATGCGCTCTTCCTTGGAGCGCATGGCCCAGCGGCCATCCTTAAGGACTTTGGACGAGGACTTGCTCTTGGACTCCTTATGGGACTCCTTCATACGCTCCAGGAGCCACGCAGGAGCCTCTGGAACGTCATTCAAGTCCCCTTCGAGTGTGTATGCACCGCCAGACTTGTAAGCGCCTCCTACGAGCCCCTGACGGCCCCATAAAACTTCCCAACCTTCACCACTAGCGGCAAGACTGATTCCACGAACCTCAGAATGTAATTCGTGTGGAACAGTGAAAAGAAACTTCGCCGCCGCTTTTTTAGGAGAGTTAACCCTTGGAGCGCCTTCAAGTGTTTTGCCCCACTTCTGAAGAACAGCACCAAGGTTTGCATCAACATCAAGGATCACCAAACCCTTGCTGCGAGAACCAGTAAAGACACCGATTGCCTGGAATGTTTCTGGTGCCCGCTCGATGTAAAGCGCAGCCGCTTCAGGGGAAAGGTCATCGTGGTGCGCCCTACCCAACGGGTTTTTGCCGCAGGCAACGCCACCACCGGGCATTTCAACGCCACTTGCGTAGATCGGAGCACAAGCCCAGTGGCTCGGCAGCGACCTTACAAAAGATGGAAGATCCATTTGCTAGACTCCTACAGGAATGAAACGAAACGCTCCAAGGTTCACCGCCCTTTGGAGCGCTTTTTTCATTGTAAGTGCCTTGACAACCCCCATCACTGTGCTAGTGTGTTTAAGCACCGGGCAGATTTAGCCCACAGCAAAGCCATTCAATGGGATTTCTCAAAAACCAAGCAGCGGTATCTGGAGGCGGTGGCGGCGGCTACCTAAATCCAAGCAAAATTCAGTCAGGCAGCAGCGTACGTTTTGCGCTGATGTCAGACGTGCCTTTAGAGTTCTACGAATGGTGGGGCGAGGCATCTGACGGATCAGTCCGTCCTTTCCGTTTTCTGGATGATCCCAATCCTGTTCAAATCGAAGAGGAAATGGGGCCTAACTACCAGCGCCGCCAGAACCGTGAAGGCACTGGTCCTGAGCCTGTCAAGTTCGCAATCGCTGTTCCCGTCTACAACTTCGAGAGCAGCACCATTCAAGTGATGAGCTTGACACAAAAATCAATCATTAAAGAGATTGATCAGGTCTCTCAGGTAGAGGACTACGCCGACCTGAAAGCTTGGGACTTTATCTTGGCCAAGGAAGGCACCGGCTTGAACACTAATTACAAGCTTCGGCCTGTACCGCGCAAGCCATCAACGCAGAAGACTATCGACTCTGCTTGGAACGAGTGCCAAGAAGCCGGATTTAACATTCATAGGCTCCTAGACGGCGGAAACCCATTCAAGGACGCCTGATTCTGTATTGGCAGATGTGATACAATGAATCTGATGGCAGGTCAGCTACGGCGCCCCTGCCCCAGAGTTCATTCTCTGGCTGACTGCCTCGGCAACGAGATAGCGGGTTGACGGTCCCTGAAACCCCCTGAGTTTGCGCTT